CAGCAGCTTAAAAACGCTTTTAAAGGGAGGTGGTCTCATTATTCTCATTTAAAATATTCAGAGATGGATATTTTGGAGGTGGATCGTGGTGATTATCTCCATTATGGGATAGTATGGCAAAAGAATTTGGTTTTACATCTGCAGTCTAATGGGATGATAGGTCAAGCGAAGATTGTCGCAACATCTTTAAGTGATTTTGCTTTAGATAATAGTGTTCGAGTTCATAATTTTGATGATAAAGAGGAATGGAATTTAATTGTAAGAGATAAAGAACAGTTTGAGCAATTATCACGCCATATGGTTGGGGAAAGTGTTTATTATTCATTGGATAAGTGTAATTGTGAACATTTTTCTACATTTATGCGGTATGGTAAGAGTTTCTCTACTCAGGCTCAAGCATTGGTGGGTTTGGATCAGATCCGAGATGTTACACATATGTTGATTAAAAATAAGAGTGTACATCCACAAGTGAAGGATAATCAATCACTAGCTGATATGACTATTGCTGATGATGATTCATTACCATCTTTAGAATCTGAAGATGGAGATAGAAGAGTTCCAACACATGCTCGTTTTGATTTGACTGGTGAGCAAATGTTTAGTCAGTCAAATGTGATACAGACTGGAGCATCGAGTTTATGTAAGTTTCTCGATAGTGATGAAGGAAAAACTATTTTTGGTTATGAAATGGTTACCTCTCATTGGTTACAACAAATGGTTACAACTGGGCATATGAGCAAGAAAGATGCTGAGAAAAACGCGATCTTATGGTGTAATATTTATATCAATTATGTGACATCAAAAAAACAAGGAGAAGAAGATTATGAATTGTTTTTGGATACATGTAATTGTATAGGATTTTATATGGATTGTATTGGGCAGAATGTGTTTACCGTTTCGTTAGCCCGATGCATAGTAAGATTTTTACAACCTGAAATTGGATCTATGGAACCTGTATACGTTTCTTATTGGAAACGAGCAGTTAAAGTTTTTTCAAAAGAAGTTAAAAATTTTAATGAACAACATCCGTATATTATGAAATCGTTAATCGCGTTGGCGATAGCGGGATCTTTGTTTGGAGCTTATAGCATATATGAATTTTGTACCAGGAAGGAGAATCCTCCTATGTTTCAGGAAACATTGGAGCTAGTTAAAAGTGTTGACCCTATTACAGAGCAGAAATATCATGCGGGAGAACCTCGACGATCAGCCCCGAAAGCTACTAGAGTAATTGTGGGTAAACCGCAGGTAGCAGATCAGAAGCTAAAACATTTAACGTCTGCTACAGGCAAGTTGGCCAGGAATTTATTTATGGCCACACATCACAATAAGTCTGGGAATAGACAAGTGAATACGTTGAATGTGAAGGGACGTTTGTGCATTATGAATTTTCATTTTGCTGCAAAAATACTTTTGGGCGATATGGTGTCACTTGTTAATGCTAATGGTATTGGTTATGTTGAAGAATGGGATCCATCTAAAATTGTTAGGTTTGGAAAGGGTGACTCTCGAACAGATCTTTGTATGTATGAAATGGGACCTCAATTTCCATCAGGTAAGGATATAACATCTAAGTTTGTTAAGTTGCAGACATTGCAACATTTTAATAAGAAAGATGCTCGTTATTTTGGTTTAGATAATGATATGCGAACTGTGTTAATACATGGTAGAGCCCATGCGATTGATCATTTGAAAGATTGGTCATATACAATACCAGAAGATAGAGTTGG